CCCAGTGAACAAGACGTTCAGCCCGCGTGGTGTCCGACAAGACGCTGCTGTTGGTATGCTCGCAACTTATGCGGACATTACCAGCGGCATCGCCATTGGATTCCCGACTGTCACCCTTTCGGTGCGACAATCGGCTTCCAAGACGGACGTCGACAAACGGGTCATGCTTCCCACGTTGGAAACGATCTCCGGATCAGACGGGGGTTATACCCCGTCCCCGAAGGTCGCGTACACCGTGATGTCGCGTGAGCAGTTCGTCTTGCCCGCACGCTGCCTATTGGCGGAACGCAAAAATATTCTTGCTTTCAGCAAGAACATGAATGCGGATGCCGTCATGCAGAATGCGGTGTGGAACCTCGAAGCCGTCTGGTAACCATCTAAGGAGCTTAATTTCATGAACCCAGTTCTGAAATCGTATTTCTTGTCGGTCTCTAATCCATCTTGGGAAGATGGACGGGCCGGAACTGTTCTCGTGTGCTATGCACGCTACATTGCCAGTGATGGCACTGTAACGACAGAGCAATTCAAAGATAAGGCCTGTTATAGGTCTTCCTATGAAAAAACACGTGACATGTATCAAGAGATACGCTGCTTCTTTTTGAAGATGGACTCCAGTACGAGAGGGGTCCTCTCGCGCTATCAAGGCTATAAGCTGATTGCCAAGTACATCTCCTTCGCTTACCGTGAGGCAGCGAAAGGGAATCAGTATCTTGACAGCAGCTTTATAGAGTTTGATGCGCGAAGGGAACCCGACGACAGACTTGGTTTTCTTGCCACCATCATCGGAGGCAACGAAAATCATGAGTAGTAGGCTCCATCGTCCAGAACCTAAGGGGTTGGATCCTTCCAGCCCTCTTAAGGACTTTACAGATGGAATTATTACTCGTTTTCTTACTGATTGTCAGCATCCACTTGCTAGCCGTCTACTTGACGCATTTCGTAAGAAAGACTACTCGAAGCTTACCGCTTCTAGTATCGATCCTGCGGATTACGGCAGTAGCCACGATTTTGCTGTGGACTATCTCCTCACCAGCTTTCTTAAAAAATTCAGAGATTTCGATCTCGGAATTGATCGGGAAGCTGCTGCCTACCAGAAATGGTTGGTAGCCGAGGAGAGCTGTAATAGGACTAACTTCTTCTTTCGGAACTTGTGGTCGAGCGGGGATAATCCCTTTCCCGCCCGTGTTCATCAAGGTATTTCCTTGATGCAACAGAAAATCTCACAAATTCTTGGAGAAGTAGATTATTCCTTTATCAGGAAGAACTGTCGCTTCGGCCCGGGTTCGGACGGTTCCACGCAGGGGCAAAAAACCTCTGCGTATAACAAGTTCGCCCACTCGGGTGATCTGACGCCTGGTCTTCTGGAGGTAGTCGCTGATGTTTTCAGTGAAGACCATCGTGAAGATTTCTCTCATGAGTCTGAACTCGTGAGGGGAAACAGGCTTTCCTTCGTACCGAAAACAGCCCTTATCGACAGAGCAATCTGTACCGAGCCTAGATGGAACATCTATCTTCAGCTCGGTATTGGAGAACTCATATCGACGCGACTCAAACGTTACGGCCTGGACATAACAAGCCAGGACCGTAACAGAGAACTCGCGAGGCTGGCCCACGTCTACGGTTTGGCAACCATAGACCTCTCCTCTGCTTCGGATACAGTCTCTAAGAACTTGGTTCTTGAGCTGTTTCCGGAGGAGTGGAGTGATCTTATTTTCAAAACTCGATCCCCTCAAGCGTTTTACCGCGGAAAGTGGATCAAAATGGAGAAAGTAAGTTCAATGGGTAACGGTTATACGTTTCCTGTCGAATCCCTCATCTTCTATGCAGCTTGTTGGGCGGCTTGCCGCCTCGCAAATGCACCAGAATGTATCGGGGTCTTCGGGGATGATCTAATTGTCCCCCAAGAAGTCGCTCCTTCTCTTATCGAACTGCTCTCTTACCTAGGATTCAGCACTAACGTGCAAAAGTCCTTTTTAAGTGGGCGATTCTTTGAGAGTTGTGGGAAAGACTATTTTGATGGTGTGAACGTCCGTCCGTTCTTTATAAAGGAGCGGATATCACGTGCCGAAGACTTAATGATTCTGGCGAACCAGATAACAGAGTATATGCGGCGTCTTCCCGACGTTGCAACTACCCTTAATCTGTCTAAGCTGTGGCATTACGTTGTGTCCTTAGTTCCTCAGAGACTTCGTCTCTTTGGTCCCATCGGACTCGCTGGGGTGATACATTCGACTTTTGATCGATGTACTCCCCGACCGGCTCCGAATGGCTGGGAGGGTTGGATGATCCCGACCTGGGTCCCCGTTGCTGTGAAGCAATGGGGTTCTAGTTATCGAGGTCACTTATTTTCCAAGCTATCGGGTGATATCGACACCGGCCAATTCTTCGTGAATCGGTCGAATGTTCGATGGAAGAAGAAGGTCACGTACGTGCCAACGTACGCAGACTTCCTCTGGGCCTAGTCCCAGTTGTCCCTCGCATGTAAGAGGGTGGACGGAACTTCCGTTAAATGGAAATAGC